TCCTTTAGATAGGAAACATCCTCTTTGCTGTGTTCTATTGCTTCGTAAGCACTCATTGCATATTCACATATTTCATAGTGATGATGCTGAGTGTCGTGGTATCCCACTGTGTAATGATTCTGATGAGTCAGGGGCATGATCGTTTCAATCCCATACTTGTGCTAATATTTATTATAACACATAAGTATAATTACGCATCAATATGAGGGATCACTAACAGTTTTTACTCATACTCTCTGACATTTCTCCACCAATCTCTGCACCTTGATTACCACCAAACATCGCTATCCAACCAGCAGCCACCCAGCCAACAAAAGGAATCCCACTAACGGCAGGAGCGGCAGCAGTACCAATACTAGTGCCAACCAAACGTCCTGTGTTTTCTCCTCCACCGATGGATTTGATACAGGCTTCGCTTTTGTTACTGGCGATAGAATCGCCACCTCCTTTTACTTGCCATTCTTTTTGTATATGAACATCACCGTCCATTGTATATTCTTCTACAATGTCCCTAGTTTCATTTGCTAGTCCTAAGAATCCACCTTTCTCTTTGATGGTGGTTGTTTTTATCATTACCTTTGGATCATTAGCACTATACCTTATCTTGTATCCTTTTTCACCTACATCTGCAATGTAAGAAGTATATGGCCCTACAGGGATATTTAAGTTTGGCAACTTACTATTACTTCTTGTTGCAATCATTCCAATCATTCCAATATGAGAAACTCCAATAAGAGTTCCCATACTTATTCCAATCCATTTGTTCATAATTAAAAATTAATTAATCTTTTTTGTTAGGCACAATTTGTACTGGTGCTTGTTCAATACGAATAGTTTGTGCAGGGGCAGTTTGTGATGCAGCTGCAATTAACTTTTCCATATCTCCTTTACTTACTCCTCCACTAGATCCACCACCTTGAGCTCCTCGCTTAGATGTTGTGACGCCAAATGTCGCCAGCACGCCTGTAAAAACTGATGCTATAAATGTCGGATCAAGATCCTGTTTTGGAATCTTAAGAGCTTCTGGTAACTCAACATACGCAAGTGTGAGTATCGCTCCACTCCAAACCAGAATGCCAAGTCTTACAAAAGTTGAAAGGATCATCATCTGCTCCTCTTTATCTTCTGCTGCGTCTTTTAACTTAGAGAAGAAGCCAGGTTTCTTAGGTGATTCTTCTTTTTTCTTTTCTTCTTTAATTTCGTCAGCCATAATTATGTTATTATGTGCAAACTATTTAGGCATTATAGTTTAACTATAAACAACTGGCAACAATACATCTGCAAATGCAATGTAAGCGCCAAGCATTGAAATGAAAATTGTTTGGTACATTTTAGTTGATTAATAAGATTGATATGCGGGCATCATTACTCCACCACCTTGATCATCATCGTCATCATCAGATGCTTTTAAAAAAAGTTCGATGAAAACTAGAATTCCTATGGGATAAAAACACCATAGAATTGCCATTGCTGGAGTTATTTCAAACCCATTCATACGAAGCCTGGGATGATTTGCCCAGTTGTTAAATATGCACCTATAAGTGCGATACATCCTACTACTGCAGCAGCGCCATTGATTCTCTCTGCTACAATTTTTTCCTTACTAGGATTGTGTTTTTGAATATCCATTATACAAAGCCTGGGATAAGTTGTCCTGTTACCAAGTAGGTTCCACATAAAAATATGAAACCCATCATTGCTGGACGACCAATTGCTTTTTGGAAAATGTCCTTGTTGTTCATTAGAATATGCCAGGAATGATATTACCTGTAGTTGCGTATGCACCAATTGCTGCAACAAAACCGAGCATAGCTGCCCAACCGTTAAACTTTTCTGCTTCTGGAGTCATGAGTTTGTACCTTTGAGTAATTGTGAATTGTGAATTAAGTTTCATCTTAGAATAAGCCTGGCGCTATCCATCCGAACAGTCCATAATTTATTGTGCCGATTACTAAACCGAGCATCGCAAGACGACCATTGACCTTTTCTGCATATCGCCAGTATGGATGATTTGTATCCATTAGAATATGCCTGGGATTATTTGTCCAGTAGTCATGTATGCACCCATGAGTGCAACAAAACCAATCATAGCCCAACGACCATTTACTTTCTCAGCATTCTGTGGATAACCATCATATGAAATTGATTCATCTATCCATGGCTGTGGATTGGTGGGGTACATGTTTTGTCTTCCACCTGATTCGGTAACTGTAGTCATTGAATTATTAACTTATGTAACATTATTATATATAAAAGATTAAATTTTGTCAAATAACTTTACATTCGGATGTCCGAACATAAGTAAAAATACCTTATTTGAAATATAACTTAATCTTATCTTAATATTCTTCTTCTCTATTCATTTCATACTGTTTGCAATAACCATGAACATCTATCTCCATTTTATAATGGGCGTGTGTATGAGAGAACTCTATCAATATGAATATACCTATAATCATCAAGTTTGTATAGGTAACAGGATGAGTAATAACTTCTAAAATTTTTTTCATGAAAATAGTATAACATAAAAAAAGACCCCTGCAAGCAGAGGTCTTGATATTAAGATGTTAAATCTTAGAATGTGTATCTAAGACCAGCCTTTCCAGACCAATCAACATCATCGTTGTTTGAAGCACCATATAACTCACCATATACAGAAGTCTTTTCTGTAAGTGACTTACCACCACCAAGGTATCCAGCGATTTCTACATCACCAAACTCATCAGCAGTTTCAGTATGATTAACAGTAGGGCCTACAGATGCATACCAGTTAATTCCATTTGGAGTTGTTCCTTCGTATCCAACTTGAAATTCAACATTACCAGATGAATATGCACCATCAGGATATGAACCGTTTGCTTCAATATTAACATATGGGCCAGCAAACGCAGCACCAGCGAATAGGAATGGAGAGGCAGCAAGAGCTGCGATTGATTTAATAGACATTTGTTTTCTTATTTTCTCGCAAGGAAAAACCCCTGCGGATGACGGTATCCCCGACAGAGGATACTTTATACATTCGCAAAGGGTTACGATCTTTCGAGTCCTTTGTGTGTAATGGTATTTATTATACATTTACTTCGGGATCATGGCAAGTATTTACTTATCCTGACATTCTGGTGGAATGCGACCCAAGTAAGGATCATAGTTAAACAACTGACTTTGATCTTCCATTTGTGCCAGTTGTTCTTTCCAGTGATGTAAAATACCTTGATGACTTCCCTTATGAAAGACTTCAATATGTTCTGGATGAATTGATGAACCGAGTTCAATCTTATAATGGAAGAGTGGTATTGCATATGTACGACCACAGTTGTATATCAGATCATCAGCAACAGGTCTAGGTTTCACACCTTGATCTAAACGAAACTTATCGCCCACACAATGATGATCAATCAGTTTCTTGGCATGGTGTCTTGTAATCATATAACATGCAGTTGAGAAATCATTTACCCAACGGGCGTGCATACTTGCATAGACCACGCCTGGATTGATGATTGCAAGTTGAACCACATCCCAATCATATGGAAGTTTCTCTACGAACTCATCCCATGTAAATTTCCAAAAGAACGCAGTATCAAAACTCACATCATCCTCAGCAAAGATTGCATAAGGTGTGTCTGTTGTTTCATACCATTGTTTGATTGCCTTCAAGTGTGATGTAACACATCCAACCTCACCTGATGTAATACCAATATCATGACTTCCTTCAAGTATATGATTCAGATCACCATGACGACCATCAAAGGCAGATACACGAGTTGGATTCAATTCCCAATAGTTACACATTGACTGCATTGCAGTATCTCTTTCTGGTTGTCCATCAAGATTAATGTAGTATAGAGGGCCAAAGTTCTTTAATTTATAAACAGCTTTATTTTTTTCACCAGAGTATGTGGGTATCTCTGGTTTTGGTTTATTTGCAATTAGTTTTTGAATAGATGGTAGATAATGTTTCTGTAAAACATTCTTCCACTCAAACTGTTTTGCATACTCACGAATCTCATCACGATGTTTGATTGAGTATTCTCTGTTTCTTATGATCTGACCTTCAACAAATTCAATATCTTTAATCTTCTTCTCAGGTATGACAGTAATAAACTTCTTATCTAAATCTAGATTTGCTTTTGCAAACTCACTAATCACAACACCAAGACCAGCAGCAAATGCCTCCATGATCACAAGTGAATGTGCTTCACCATCAGAGAGTAGAACTAGATTACCATAGTCTGTAAGTTCTTTATAGAGTTGTTCCTTTGACCACTCACCAAGATAATTATTTTTTGTATCATATCTTTCATCAACAATGTTACCAGCAAACCAGAGACTGTCGATGTTTTGAAATAGATGTTGTCTCTTACGATAATCAACCTTTGCCAAATACATACTTCGATGTGGATGTTCTGGTTCCTCTTTGAAATTAAAGGCATCCATATTCACACCGTTCGGTGTAACAAATAATTTATCCTCTGGAAAACTACTAAAGATCTTGTAAATATTTTTAATTCCTTCTGAAAGACAAAACACATTTGGTTTCATCTCTTGAAACTTATTGAAGATATTCACATAACCATTCATCATATCTGGTCTCTCCAGATAACCAAAGTGTGATGTCATTGCCTTTGGTTGTTTGATGTGTGGATATAGAACTATAAAGTCATCATAGTTAATATGAACAAAGTCTGGATTAAACTCATTTATTGCATTTAGAACTTTATTACCATCTGTGGTATTAATGATCTGTAC